AAAACATCTCTACTGCTGATGTTGGGAGTGGCTGGCAATGTTCCATTGACCCCAGGGGCAGCCTGGATCCAAAAGCCTGGACCGGTGCCGGACGTGGCATCAATTATGTTCATGGTACCACGCATGTTAAGTTGTGTGGCGCTACTGTAATACAGCACATCCGGTGCATCTTGAGGCACTACAAAAGTCACGGTTCCGATACTGGCACCATTGTTGGTCACGCCTGAATCATAGGTATTGATATTGCCCAGGCTGGGCAGTGTTTTGATGAAAAAAGGAAATAACCCAGTCAGTGACAAAGTAAATGTGTAGGTGTTGCCACGTACCAGTGTCAAAGTAGGATTGGGCTCGTAGTTTATTAGATATGCAGAAATACCTCGATTCTGCACACGGAAATTTATGTTTTGTTTGTCATTCTGTGCCACTTGAAATGTATAACTGCCGCCGCGTACCAAGGTCAACGCAGGATTGGTTCCAGCCACTCCACTAAACGTGTAAGTGCCGTTTGCTCGTGTGACTACGAAATTGTCAGTAGACAAAACTGTGGACGAAGAAACATCGACGTCAAGAGGACCACTGGGCAACCAGTAGTATTGTTGATAGTTTACAAACTTATCAAAGTCAACAAATGGATCCCAGGCATAGTATTCGCTGGTGTACAGTCTGTCTGAATTGTTGGTGTAAGCGCCTTGCAATCTCAGTGCATCATTGATTCCCGGATAGGTGATTACATCATTGATATTGTTGGTGCCGGGCTCAAGACCGACAACTCCAGGTTCCAGCTGATAATCATTGCGTGTCTTGGTGGGCTCAATCACATAACGATCTTCTGGATTGACTCCGGGTCCGACACGACGTCCAACAAATCCTTGCGTTTTTTGGAATTTTGGCTCTTGTATGAGTTGATCTAGTGTGGCTGCCAAAAACTGTCGATTGACCGGAGTCTGGAATATTTCCGGTAAAAAATCGACCGAACGTACTCGTGCCATCAGATGACTCCGCTACCAGGAGCAGTACGCAAATTGGTACTGGTCAAGGCCTGTATAACTTCAACGTTGTTGACCGTGGCTGCATTGACAAAAATCTGATTGGGCGCACTGCGGATTTCATACAGGTCACCAAAAAACTTTTGTTGATTCAGTGGTACCACAACCACGCTGCTGACAATGTCCCCAATCTGTGAATGCAGATAAGCAGCAAGTTCTGAAAAATAGAATGTGTCGCCAAAGTTCCATTTATCAATGCTGAAATAAGCATCCATGTTGGCCACAACCAAGTTTTTAATTTCACTCACGCTGGCAGTGCTGTTGGCAGCTCTGATGACCTTGATGGTGGCACGCAGTTCTTCTGTGGCTTTGGCGCCAAACAAAGGTTTGAATTCCACACTGTTGACAATCACGTTGTCGCTGATCATCTTGTAATCTTGTAGCCCAGCATAATCAGTGGTCAGTTGATCAATAGTCGGCGGCAACGGTTCTGGCACAGTGCCTGTGGAATCTTTGATCCAGTTTTGATAGGCAGTGTAGTATTGCAGGGTGACCACATACAAGTCAATGATGTTGGTGCTGCCAGGATCCAACCTTGAAGTCAACGGACTATTGTGACGATATTGGAAATACAATTCTTGTCTGCCAACTCTAGCAATGAAATCATTGCGAAGCACCAATATACGGGTTCCGTTGTTGGGATTTACTGTCAATGAATAAAACAATTGTTGTGAATACGCATAGAAAACCTGGCCATCAACATAACTTTGTTTGACCAACTCAATGTCATCCAAGGTTGCATAGTCACTATTGACTATGCCGGCATCAACTAGAAGGTAGCGTTGTAAGTTGTCAAAATCCACAGTGCTTTGTAAAAACACCAGTTTGAGATTGGGGGTGACATTGGGTGCCACAATGTCATTGAAGAAATCTGGGTTGTCGGGGACACCATCACTGTCGGTGTCTTCGAACCCCACTAGGACTTGGAAGTCATCTACAAAGCCATCGCTTTGCACAGGTTGACCAACGATGCGTAAACGTGTATCGCCTTCCATGGGCATGTTGCTGTCAGGTTTGCTGTTGGTTTTAAGTACATTGACAAAGTCTCTGATGGTGGTTCCAGTTCTGCTGTCATAAATCTGCTGACCTGTAAAAAAGAAAAATCTGGTTTCTAATACGCTGCCAAAATAATAGTCTAGACTACGTGAAGACACTGTGTAATTTTCTCCATCAGTGATGGCCTCTATAAACCAACTTGCGTCATTGTTGATACCAGCGGTGCTTTGTGCGTTGGCTAAACTGAATTCAGCACCCACGTCAAGATTGGTGCTGGTAATCAAATACCAAGTTGCTGTTAAATTGTTGTAACCCAGCCCCCAATTTCTATTGAGCAAGATCTGATCTAAAATACCTTGTCTGATTGTGCTGTTCAGATCAGTCACAAACAAAGGAATCACTTGTGTGGCTATGGCACCAGTGGGCACGAAATTGTTCAAGGTCACTGGACCCACACCGTTGCTAAAATTGCCCAGACCTTGATTGGTTCCATCTAGATACACTGCTGTGGGACTGGCCCAGATCACTAATTTTTCATCGGCACGCACAGGAACTCCAGCTACCAATTGATTGCTGGAATTGAAAAAATAACCTGCAGGTGGTACAAATTTGACCAGACTACCGACCACAATAAAGCGTTTGTTGTCAGAAGTGTAATTGCCAATTGACTCGGGTGTGCCCAGTGTGTTTTTAAAATATCCAGTAGTCTCATTGGCCAAGGTAGTACTTTGTTGCCAAATTACGTTCAGTGCAATCAAGCTGGGTCTGGGGTAATTGGCGTAATAAAACTGTTGAGCCCCGGAAGCTATCAACGCGGGTTCAATCTGATTGGTAATGATACTGGAAATATCGTTGTTGTTTAACCAAGTAAAATTAAAACCAGGCAAATTGTTGGCTTCATACAAGGCGCCGTCGCTGGCAAAAGTGTTGGTTGAGCTGTATTTGCCTGTGCCATCTACCAGATCCAAATAACGACTGGTGCCTATGCTGGCACGATTCAAGGCCTTGCTTTTTAAAATACTGTTGTAGGCAGTGAATGGAAAATTGTTGTAATCTTCGCCGTTGACCATGCGGTTTTGTGTGTAGTAACGAGCTGGGGCACGCTGTTTGATTTCGTTAATGGTTTCACGTGCTTGAGCATTGGTCACTGGTTGAGTGATACCACAGGTAAATGTTATGGTCTCTAGTTGTCCAGTGCGACTTACATAGCTGATGGGAATTATCACACTTTGCATTTCTTCTGGATTGATAATGTATTGCAGACCATTTGAAGCATGCACATAGCAACGGAACAAGCCAACTGGAATGGCACTAAATACTCCATCACCAAAATTCAAAGTGATCTGATCGTTGACTCTGGATGTGGTGCTGAATAAATTTCTGACGGCAGGGGCAAGTTGTTCTACTGCTGCTGCATAGACACTTTCCACGTATTGCCATTCAGCGGCCACGTTGCCCAGATTGTCTAACTGATATAACCAACGGTCCGTATTGTTGATTCCTTCAATGTTGATATTGACTTCGCGATTGGCTATGCGTTCTGGCAGGTTAAAATCTTGATTCTGCAAAACACCCTGTTTGAACAAAAAGAAATATCCTGTGTTGGCCGATGCAAATCCCAGTTCGTCGTTGCGGAACAAAATATTAAATTGACCATTGGGCAAAGGGCTGGGTTCGTACACAAATTCTTTTCCAGCGGCTGTGGCATTGACTGCTTCAAACGGCATGTTGACTCCGTCCACGGTGGCTGTGTAGGGCACCACTGGCAGGAATCCTGGGACCAGATTCACAGTGTATTCGTCGGTCCTTACACCGAGTATGGTACTTCTTGCTGCAGGGCGGCCCACACGCTGGGTATCGGTCAGGCTGGCATTGATGATGGCTGTAAACTGTTCTTGCCAGTCAAAGTTTGTGGGGTCGGCCCAGTTCACTGTGATGTTGGCCAAGTTCACGCCGTTATAGTCTATGACATTTTCTGTGGTTTGCACCGAAAATACCTTGAGATATCCTGATGCTTCTGTGTTGCGTTTTGGAGTATAGCTGACCAGGTTGGCCAGTTTGACCACTGAATCTCTGCGTTCCGCTGTGTCTAGATAATTTTCACGTGTGTTTAAGTCTGTGCGGAAGGCCAGGGCTTGCCCCATGAAGGCCATGACATCCAAGAGGGCAATAAACTCTGAACTTTCAATGTAATCGTTGAATGTTTCTGGATAATAAAGACGCAGATAGTCCACAAAACTTTTGCGCAGGGTTTCAAAATCATAGCTTTGGAAGTCCGCTTCTCTATAGGTTTGATAGATGCGTTTCCAATCTTCAACACCAAATATCGCAGTTTGTCTTGTGGTTGTAGCCATGGTTTTTCCAATTTTTATTATTTATGGACAGAATAAACGGCGTAGTTAAACAAAGCTGGCTTGCCGCTGAGATTGATCAAAGAATATGGCCAAACGTTGTGCATCGGTGCTGGGCACCACTGTGATTTCTAACTGCAATAGCATGCCGTTTTGTTGCGGGAATATATCTACGTTGCTGACAAACACACGTGGATCGCCGCCGGCCACACGCTGTATTTCTGCCAACAAGGCACGTTCTGTTTCTTGCAATTGATTTTCAAACACAAAATCCCAGATGCTGGTACCATACGCTGGACGACCCACCAGTTCTCCCTGGCGTATGTTGAATGCATTCAAGAGATCACGTTTGATCAATTCAAAATCCACCAAGGTGAATTTTTTGTTTTGATTGATTGTGTTGAATCCAATAAAAGTAGGCATGATGTATTTACTCTATCCTGTGATGCGGTTAAATGCCGAAGTGGCTTGTCCAGCAATTCTTGTGGCCTGTCCCTGCAATTGGGTGACTTGATTCAATGCCTGGGAGCCCTGTTGTCTGAGTCCTTGCAAGATATTTTGCGCCTGGGTTATATCAAGGCGCTCGGCCAGCACCGCCGGGCTTGGAAACTCAAACGACGGCGTGGGTATTTTGCTGTTGCCTAAAATACGTGTCACGGCCGAATCCACTGTGCTACGCTTTACAGTGTTGTTGAATCCAGCTGCTATCTGTGTGCCCGACACCAAGTTTCCGCCGCCGCTGGAGAACAAACTGCCCAGTTGTGCGAGAGATCCAGATGCCAGTCCCTGGGCGCTGGCTAATGCGCCGGTTAGTTGTCCTTGTACATTGGTCAATGCGCCGGTTAGT